TTAGATTTGGTAGGGTCAAAATTTTCAAAATACATTAAACAGTTTTCGATACCATCGGAAATCATTTCATCACGATATGTGTAGTTGATGAAGTTTGGTTTGTGTGATAACCCTTCGGCAATTTTCATGAAGCATTCACCAATGTAATTGGGAATGTTTGGTTTACTTTTGCCGGCCTTTTCGGCTTCTACGCATTTAGTCTTGTAGTCTACTAATGCCTTTAAAAAATCTTCATTATTAATGTAATGTTTCTGTTTACTCATTCAAATATACCATAAAAAGTTATTGACAAAGGGCTTGACATGTGTTAAAGTCCACGGTGTAGCCCCGATGATATTAATGTATTAAGGATTTTCCAGTTTCTTTTTCTTCAAAAGCTGCTAGAACATCATCACTTAATTCCACTTCCCTTTCTTTTCTCTCAAAGTCTTTCATTCTTTGCATAGATGTTAGGTAGTATTCCGCAAAGTCATCGGAAGGATCCATTGTGCAAACAATGTTATCTGCACCAACCTCCACAGATTCTCCTTTGATAACTGCCATTGGCAACCAATATTGCAATACCAAATTTACACCTCTGAGTTCGAATAACATAGGATTTTCCACAATAATTTTACCGTCTTTTTCGAAAAGACAATCACAAATTATGTCTAGGCCATCTTTGAGTCTTAAAATTTTAACTGCCATTTTTTAGTCCTATATTGTAAATCTTAAAAGAGAACTTCTCCTCATTATATATCTTCACTCTTTCGATGAAGTGGAGTAAAGTGAAGTTTGTGTGTTTTTTGATTCTGAGGTCATCTGCAATGTCATAGAGAGTTGCCTGTTCTTTTCCGCTAGATTGGCGCAAACCCCGTCCAATGCTCTGTAAATTACGCACACGTGATTTAGACGGGCTCGCAAATATAATATTGTGCAGGTTGCGTATGTTGATACCAGTACTAAAAGTACCAAAAGAAGCCACGATAATAGCGTCATTTTCTTCCTCCATAATCTTTCTGATTTGTTCTCTTTCTTCGGTTTCAACACCACCATGGATGAAGAACACTTTACGGTCACCAGCTCTTTCTTTAATCATATCATAAAGAATCTGACCATGTTTTTCAACCATCTGATATAACACCAGTGTGTTTGTTTTTAGAGATATTGTTAGGTTTCTAATAAACTTGTTTCTAGGTTCACTGGAAATCAAATACTTTATCTCATCAACATAACTACTACCTTTCATTTCTTCACAAATTTTTTCATTGTGTTTTAAAACAAGGCACTTGATTCTAAAATCAGACAACTCTTTTTTGTCTATAAGTTCTTTTGTTGTTATAACCTTTTCGACTGGACCAAACAAACCTTCCAGAACCAGTTTATGTGTTTTGGTTCCGTCCAATGTTCCAGTTAGACCTATGCGATACTTAGTATTCTTTGCAGAGGTCATAATGGTTGTTAGTGATTGTGCTTTGAATAGGTGTGCCTCGTCACCAATAATATAATCGAACTGTTCAAAGTATTCTTTAGGTAATTGATACAGAGATTGCCATGTGGATATTGTTATAGGTTTGTCCGTGGTCTTTTCTTTGCCTTGATATATTCTATGCACATGCATGTAGTTTTTAAAACCAGTTTCACTTGCATAATCTCCAAAGTCGGAGTATAACTGTTCAACCAAAGAGGTTGTTGGAACAATTATTAAACCTTTAAGTTTTTGATAATCTAACAATTGTCTGCATATCATGTAGATGATTAGAGATTTACCAGATGCTGTAGGAGACAATATTAATGCTCTACGATTACGCATAGCATGTGTAAATGCGTTTAACTGGTGTTCTCTGACACCAATAGGTTCTCCTTTTGAATGGAGATTTAAGGTTTTAATAAATTTTTCAGCCAAATAAACCGAATAATCATCATTAACTATGTCGTGTGAGTATGCATAACCTCTTTCCTCACAAAACTCAATGAGATATGGAATCAGTCCAAGATATATTTGACTGGTTTGTAGGTTGAATAATCGAATCTTACCGTCCCAGATTCGATTCCGATAGGCTGGAACGAATTGATAACCAGGCACAAAGAATGTGAAGTATTCTGATAGTTCTCTTGCAAGGTGGCGTTCACAATCCACTTTGGCGTAGACTTCATTCACTTTGGTTATGGTCAGATGGTCATTGGCCTGCAACAAATTTCTCCCAAGATATGAAATCTCTGAGTTGCCATGTTCTTTGTTTTAATTCCGCCATAATAGATTCTATTACCGAAATAACTTCTTCATGGTAAACCTTCTTTTCAAGTAGTTTGATGAGGTCTTTGTCAGCTTCAAGATAAGTATTAATATCAGATTTGAGTGTGAAAAGAAATGGTTCCCATCCATATTCTTCCAGTTCATCTTTGGTCATTTTGCCAGTAAAGTATTCCCACTTTACCTTACGCATACGTAAGTAATCAAAATGAGCTTTCTTTGAGGCAATCTTATGCTTAGTAAGAATGCCAAGATACTTACTGTGATATTTGGGAATGTTCAATAGTTCTTTAGATGGTTCAGTTTGGTCTATGACCGCATCCGATTCCCACATTTTTAAAACTTGTTCAAGTGTTTCCATATCTATTCAAAAATTACAAATTGTTATTTAAAATCAACAACTTAATGTGATTTTATCTATTCAAAACATTATAACATAAAAGTATTAAACTGTCAAGTATTTGTATGATTGATACCTAAATGTTGCCGTTGCGGTCATTATTGTATCCGCAGATTGTGTTGAATCAAATCTAATATCACTGATACTTAAAGGAAATAAATTTGTATATTGTATTCTGATAAGTGGATTGTTTAGACCACTTAAAATGGACAATGTGGCATCAGAAAAATGTTTATTGGTTTGTAGTTCTTTACTACCATCACGTTTTTCAAATCCATCAGGATCAGCCATTGTTAAGAACCAGTCGTATAAATTTTTCCATCCTTGTAACTTTTCGTCCAATATAAATTCTATTTGCAATGGTTCATACGTCAGTTTTGTTCCAGGAGAATACATGTCCAAAAAAGGCGTAACACGATTAACTTCACCCAATGATACACCAGGTAAATTAACAGTTTGACAAAAGTATTGTGTCGTTCTAATTCTATCAAACGTCAAAAGGTATTTTGTCGGTTGTAGAAAGTTTGTATTCTCAGGACTTCTATTTAAAGCTGTCATTTTATCTCCTCTATCAGTATTTAGGAGCCAAAAAAAAGAGGGTGCCGAAGCACCCTCTGTAAATATCCCTCTTGACGGGGATTACATAAGGTTTTTGACCTGGAAAATACGGTAGTAAACGTTTGAACGTGCGTTCAAAGCGCCGTGACCAGTTGTCAAACCAGTTGCGAATGGGTTTGCAACCATGCCGTAACGAGTCTTGAAACCAATCTTTGGTTGGAATGTGTGCTGGTCAACTGCACGAACCATTTGTAGAGGAACGTATGGGCAGTAGAAAATACCAGCGTCATAAGGAGAAGAACCCTTATAACCGATTGTCACCAATTCTTGGTTAGATGTGTAACCACCGAAGTATGGGTCGATGTAGACCTTGATACGACCGTGCAACATACCAGCAAATGTATTGCCAGTGTCATCTACTTGCAAGTCAGCAGATAGGTTAGGTGTGTATTGTAGAACACCAGCCATTGCCATAGCAGAAGCAACGTCAGATGAAACAATCATCACGTTACCTTTACCTCTACGAGTTTGTTTTGCAATAACGTTAGCATCACGTTCGATTTGGAAAATCAAACCTTTGAAACGTTCAACAGACCAACGACCGTTAGAGTCAGTATCCAAGTCAAATGCACCAGCAGTTGTTGTGCCATATTGAGCACCTGCAACAGCGCAAGTATAGATTGTGCGGATAACTTCACGGTTGATTTCAGCAAGAATCTCAGTAGAAAGAATGTTGCTCAATTCTGTTTCAGCATCCAAACCATGGATTGCTTTCAAGTCTTGTGCAAGTTCTAGTGAGTATTCAGCTTTCAATGCACGGCTTTGAGCAGTTACAGTAACTTTCTCAATGCTGAATGCCATTTGTTTGAAAGGACTATCTGTGTCAGCACCCAAAGCTTCTGCTGTAGATGTAGACATACCGATACCAGTTGTGAAGTGGTTAGCAGTCAAATCTGCAACAGGGTTTGTGCGGATATCTGTTGTGTTGTTGCCAGCAAAGCCGTATGGATTACCAGTAGACAATGCACCAGAAAAGTCTGTGTTTGCTTCGTTGAAGAATGCTTCGTTTGTGTTGCTGTCTGCACCAGATTGTGCATTGTAACGAGCACGCATTGCGAAAATCAAACCTGTTGGTCCTGTCATTGGCTGAACGCCAGCAACATCATACGCAATCAAGTTAGGCAATGCACGGCGAACCAAGCTAATCAAGATTGGGTCGTAGTTTTGAATGCCAGAACCTGTAACGTTTGTTGGTGCAGCAGAAACTGCTGTTTCGTTCAACTGTTGAGCAGCAGCTGCCATTTCACGTTGTTGGTTTTCCAAAACAAGAGCTGTAACAGCCTTCTTGTATGGGTCTTTAATGGCTTCCAATCCTTCGTGTTCAAGGACAGGTGCCCATTTCTTTTGTAGTTCTTCGGTTAGATACATTTAGTAGTTCTCCTTGTTAGTATCTTTTATTGGTAAATTTTATTTATTTAACCAATGATTTTGAGATAATTTGTGCGTATTGTGCGATTTGTGGATCAACAGCGCCAGTAGATGGCTTGTTGTCTTCCTCAACCACAACTTCTTCGTTCAGAGCAGAACTAACTGCGGCCTTAACTGGTTGTTGGAAGTATGAATCTACCAATGTTTCCAATTTTTGTCCGAATTCTTCTTCAGTAGTAAACTCAACACTCTCTGCAAGTGCTTTCAATTTTTCTACTTGTGTCTGCGTCAGGCCTTCACATACTGCATGTATAGCCTCATTCTTTTTAAACTCATTAATTTGTTTCTTCATTTCAACGTTACGAGCAATTTCTTCGTTGATAGAAGTTTCCAATTCTTCAACCTTAGTTGTCAATTCTTCAACCACATCCACTTTTTCTTCTGGAATGTCGATGTAGTGTTCTTCGAATACACCTTTTAGGCTACGGATGAAATCTTCAACGATTTCGGAACGTAGACCTTTTTCGATTGCAATTTGGTTTTCCTTGAAGAATTCTTCTGCCATGTAGTTGATGTAGTCATCCAACTTCTTAGCCAAATCTTCTTTAACTGATTCAACTGCAACTTCAAATTCTTCATACAATGCTTCTTCGATTTCTTCCATAATGGATTGTGAACGAGCAATAACTGCTGCTTCGAAAATTGTAGTTGCTTTTGTTTTGAATTCTTCTGAAAGTTCTTCACCAGACAATAGAGCAGAAACGTCTGCATCCATATCTTCTTTCATTTTCTGTTTCTTCATCATAGACTTGATAAGTTTCTTATCTTCAGCCTCATCTTCATGACCTTCACCTTTTTCTTCAGCCACAACTTCATCTTCCTTAACTTCTTCTTCTGAATAAGATTGGAATGTTGCGCCTGGATTTGCTTTCATCATTTGTGGAGCAAGCTTGGCTTTGATACGGTCACGAATTGCATTGTAGTCTGTTGCGTCAGCTTGAACAGCTTTGTGTTCAGAACCTTGTGACTCACCTGGTTGACCAGATAGTTTCTGCATTGGTTGAGAACCAACTGGTGGTGTTGCGCCTGGAGGTGTTGCTGTTGGAACACCTTTGGTGTAATCACCTTCATCATCGTCTTGTTTCTTAACTTCGCCAGCAACTTCTCCAACATCTTTTGTGCCATAGGCAACAGATGTAGGTAGTTTTGATGGTGCATCTTTGTGGCCACGGCTTACAGAAGCTTCAAAGTTTTCTTTTGCACCTTCTGTTAAAACTGCTTTAGCGGCGTCTGTCAGATTAAATTTTCCCATTTTGAGAATCTCCTTGATTTATATTGGATATTTATATTTAAAGTTTTTTA